TAAAAGCGAGCTAAATGCGTTTGTCGTGGATGCAGCACCTTGTGCTTTGGTTGGCTTAACTTCCTGAATCTTCAGTTTTGCTTTGGCTTTTTTATATCTTTTGAAGCCAACATAAAAAGCTTCAAACCCACAAGTCGCATCCAGCGTTTTATAGATACGCGAAAGTTGTTCGCGGTAAGAAATGCCACTCGTTGACTGAAGAACTATTTCGTAATAACTACGGTATTTAGTGTTCATATTTCGAAATGAGGATAATCTTTCCACTTCTTCCAGTCACCGCCCCACTTGACAACACTACTCACCGACTTAATTACCGATGCAAAGCGAATGAAATGCTTTTTATCCCAAACCAACTTGCCATCTTTTTGAAAAGCAATGTCGAAAGCTCGCGATGGGTTCGTGTTGTGCTTGCTTCCTGACTTCAGTTGCGTTACAATCGGACCAGGTTTGGTTCGACCTTGAGCATACAATTCAAGTTGTTCTTCAGGACTGCGATAAGTGCAAGTGATGAACGGTTGCGGTTGGTCTGGGTAGGTAGTAGTGTATGCAATAAGTGCAACACGCCACGCATCTTGCAACTCTTTTACGAGGTCTTCAATTTTGCGGCTCGGCATTCTGCATAGATTTCTTCAACCTTCTTTTTTCGATTGCCCGAATAATCAATCCGACAATGATGATGATCGCTTCACGAAGCAAATCAGTACTTTCAGGGTTAGTAAATTCTTCCATGGTTTTAGTTTATTTCGTCAATGTCATTTTCATCCGTTGTCGCGTTATCAACAAAATGAATGAATAGAAATGCTTTCGCACTGTCATACATCTTGTTGATTCTCTCCTTACTTGCATTGAACATCCGCTTTACAAGCACATGGTCGTAATAAATTACAAGCAGGAAAAACACTGCAACGATAACCGCTATTGTGATAACATCACTTCTCATGTGGTGTTCCGCTAAAGAACGCACCAATAAACTTAAAAAACGCTACCGATGCACCAAGATAGGCAAGAACTTTTGCGAGTTCTATCACCACTGGTGGCAAGTGTGTACCCTGCAAACCTTCAAGGAAAGTGCCTATCATGAGTAGTGACGTGGATTTCAGGAATGTGAAACCCGGCTCACTAAAATCAGCGTTGAACGGATTGAAGTTTAGATTCATTTTTCAATAATTTTTTTAGCATCTCACGCTCGTAAGCTCTCAACGCTTCAGTTTCTTTTTTGTATTGCTTCAGTTTTTGTTCGTTCATGTATATGGTTTACGGAAGTTTGCTCAATAAGTTAGAAAACACTGGTCCACGTGTATTCATTGCAGTATTACCACTTGAAAAAAGGTAGTTTGAACTGCTCTTTTTAACCCCTATCGGTGAACGTTGCGGCCATACGTTATTTGAGTATTCAGGAAACAATACACTATTCGCGCACAAGTAATCGACCAACACGCCCGTGTAGTATTCTGCATTGGATTTCGCTCGCTCAATAGCATCCTTCATAACCGTGTCGGAAATCGGTGATGCATCTTCGCTTGTCCTTTGTACCAAAGTGCCGTTATCGAGCTTGTATGTAAGCGATGGAATGGCTTCAACCATTGTCCACCACAGGACAACTTTGCGACAATAGTCATCTACCAAAGTTTGATAGTCACCGCTCAATGTATTGTTCGCGATTTGGTTTTTTAAGTAATCAAATAACGAATCACCCAAGTAAGGTGAAAGATATTTGTCCTGACTTAAATATACCGCAGGGTATAAAAGATTCGGGTCAACCGCACCGTTAACCTGAGTATATTTTTTTATGTAGTTTTCTGATATAAAAAGTACTTCTGCCATTGTGTTTTATTTTTACTTGTATGCACTTCCGTTTTTGCCCCAAACTGGATTCGTTGGCAAGAATCCACGATATTGCATGTCTTCAGGTAGCTTTGCAACGAGTTCCTCATTCCGAATCTTGTAACCCATGCGTTCAGCTTTTGCCACCGCAATCCTGCGAGCGTCTTCGCTTTCAGGATTAATCTTTGCGCCTTTGCTATTAACCCACACGGTCTTCTGCCACCAATGTTTGCAGTGCCCTCCGCCCTTCCAAAGCCAGCAATCGTAAAAATCAGACCCATTAGGACCCCAACCCGGATTGACCCGTTTGTTTTTCATAGCAACAATATCTTCCTTGCGATACAGCTTGTTTGCACGTAGCATCTTGCGACAAAATTCTCTCATGTTATCATGCTTAAATTCGCCTGCATATACGTAACGAGTGATGAAGTAGTTGCCATCAATTAAAGCATCCTGTCCGCTTTTAAGATTTGGTGTTGCCCTGCCCGTGCTTGCTAATTCGTGCGCTGCGATAACTTCGAGTTCTTTGTTTTCAGCATCGTCGGTATCGTAGTCAACCTCATAAGAATCAATCAAAATCCAGTCTTTATGTGGTTCTTCACCCAGCGCGATAAGTTCATCTGCAACTGTTGAATTTTCTTGCTCACTTAATTCGTGGCACTCACTTAATTCGTGGCAACAACCCTTTTTTTTTTCAAGGGATTGAACCACAGGAGCAGGAGCTGGTTCGGTAGCAACCGAGAATGAAAGTGGTGTATTCGGAATAACAGTCAACTGAATATTTGGAATTTCAAACGAAAGTATTTCGGTGAAACCTTTAATGATTAACCGTTGCGCTGGCTCAATAACTTGGTTCGTGAATATCTCTAAACCGACAGCCATTTCATCTTTATTCGAGCCGAAACCCGTTGTAGTTCTAATACCGAAAATCAAAGGTGTAGTGATTCGGTGCGCAACCATGACTTTGCTTGTCGATTCCTCACTCAAAAACTGATATTGCTTGTCAGCATCTGAAAGTGGGAACGAAGTGATGTCAGGCTTTGGAGTTTCGCGCTCATTGAAAGTCATTAAAAACTTTCCCGCATTGCGTGCGCCCGTGAGTAACTTCTCCCAGTCACGTTTCATATCCCATTGCTGATCAGGTGGAATTTGCCCGTTAAAGAATGAAATAATAAATGAAGGGAATAAACCATTCATGATATTATTCACGTGGTACATTCCTATCTGCCGCTCTAATTCAATATAATTTACCGCACTCCAATAGTCAGGATTCGGATATATCTGTCCGCTTGTATATGCAAACTTCCAAAGCACTTGCGATGGCTCTTGTACTGCCATGCTCGGATTGAACTTTGGAATGAATGTCGGTCTGTTTTTTTTCTTGCGTGTATTCGCCCAATCTTCACTATGATAAATTCCGATAACCTCTTCATCTTCACCCTCAACCGCAATGCGACATTCCTCAAATGGTAAGTGCTTCAACTTTGCAATGGTCTTGCGGTCGTTTGAATAAATCACCTCAACGAAATATCCACCGTATTTTTTGAAGTCATGTGACGCAGCATAGTATTGACCATAAACATCGAGCGCATCAATTCTATCCTGCCCTGTATTCGATGTGATTCCTTTGCCTGCAATCATGTCACCGATTGAAATGCACAACGAACCATGAACAGGACTGCTCTCTGAAAGCTCACGCAAGTATTGTGGGAACAAATTATTCACCCCAAAAGAGACCCAGCCGCCACGATCAACACGCTCAATCGAACTAACGGGAGTATATTCTTGCAACTTTACATTGACTATGTTATTATCCATTGTAAATTATATCGTCTTGAATTGTTATTGTAGGCACATCGAAATAAACGCCTGAATCATTCAAATACAAATAACCACGCTCACATATACCAACAACGCTTGCATCATTTGGGTCTGTGTTGCTGTTTGAATTTTGACCATATACGTCATACCGATAACGCCCGGGTAAAGTTAGTCCGATAGTCGATACCGTAAGTTCTGTATAGCGTTGGTTTTCCACAACAATAGGCGGCACTTGCGCGATTGAATTGCCCACGTTTGAATTTTCTTCATGATAAATCAAAAGCAAATAATCGGTGAATGCAGTTGAATAATATTGCCGTGCTTCATCGAGTGAAAGACGTAATGTTTGATTCGCAGTATTTGTGTTAAGATAAACCATTGCGCAGCAATTTGTATATAAAAAAGGTGGGCAGTGCGCCCACCCTTTTGATGTTTTTTAGTTGTGGTTATGGACCCGGTACGTAAATAGTCAAACCGATATCGTCAACATAGTCACCAACTGGTAAGAATAGTGGTTGGTTCTGCTCATCCGCAGTGATGGTTATTTGATAACCCTGCAGGTCACCGAATGTTGCACCGCTTTGGAAAGTTCCAGCGGTCATGAACGCACCAGTACCATATCCAAGTACCATTGTTTGCCCATCATTCATCTCAACAAATACCATCACTTTCGCTTTCGCAAGGATTTCAAGCTCGTTGCGTTTTTCAACTGATAATTTGCCAAGAGTGAATTGCAACTGATGTGTATAGAACACAGTTCCATTTTCAAGTGATACGGTTGGGTTGAAAGTAACTGAACCTGTATTCTTGTTTGGCTGGTATTGATAAACAGTGCCATTTGCAGTTGTCATTTCACCAGCTGAAACAGCCGCGTTAGTTACATTCTCGTGGTTGATTAAGTATATATTTTTGATTCCACCAACTGCATCATTGCATGTTAGCAGGAAACCCGTAGTTAAATTGCAACTCATATTTATATTTTATTAAATGGCGGCTATTACACCGCCCTATTGTTTTTGATTATTAGAAGCTTGCTCCGTAAGTAGTGATCTCGTTACCGAAACCGTACTGAACACCAGCAAAGAAACTTGCCTTAAAACGAACGTTATCCGAAGCATCAAGGTCTGCCATGTCAAGAACTTTCACTTCATTCCATTGGCTCAAAGTGTTTGTACCGAACCAAAGATTTGAAGCTTGTGCCATTACCATGTGGCTTGAAGGCATACCGGGACAAACGTGAATTTTGTAACCGAGGAATAACTTCGGAACTTCAGGACCAGCGTAAGCATACCATCCATTTCCTGCGGCAGCTTGATTCATCATCAGTGCTTCCCATACGTTCTGTGCAATGTAGATAGTTGGCTTCTCAACTGCGCTCTTTACTGCGTAAGGTGCAGCAAGAATAAGGCGGTTGATTTCATCGTCAACGTTTGTTGCATCGATAGGACTCGGAGAAGATACATTGATCACAGTTGCATCCGCAGCGAACAAAGTACCAAATCCATCGTACTCACCCGCGTTTGCGTTAACACCTGTCCAAATCAATGTTTCGTTGTTAGCAGCTGCACCGGCAAGAATGTTACCGATAAGTGCGTCAACTAATGACTGATGAAGTTCACCGTTCTGCTCGCTCTTTGCTTCCCAATCAGCAAGGAAATCCTTTTTGCAAAGTTGTCTTGCGATTTGAAACTTCTCAAGCGTCAAAATGCGCTCGGTCAAAGTAACGGTTGATGTTGGGTCGAAATCACAAGTTGCATTTGCGAAGGTTACAGTGTTAACCAGTTTGCGCACTACTTGCTTGTAATCGATGTTTTCTTTTACAGTGATACCCTGTAAAGTTTCGTTAGCCATGAAGGCGGCACGAATGTAACCACCTGCTTCTTTTCCAGTGTAGGTGGTAGTTAATGAAGTTGTTGTTGCCATTTGAATAAATTATTTTTTAATGTTTTGAATTTGTGACATGATGCGCTCCTCGTATG